CCCATGCCGCGAGACGATACGCCAAGTTTGACACCAGATTCAATAAGTCCTCTGGCAATATCTCCCATTGGTGTATGTGTGATAAGAGCCTTGCCTACATAACGTCCTGTACCAGAACCTTCTTTAACAAGAGATGTAATACGATGTGAAACTCTGTCTAGATTAATCTGTGGACCGTTAGGATGTCCTAATTCGCCCATCGCAGTATTATTCTCTACGGCTTCTTTCATATAACGAGCAACTTCTTTATCCATGATCTGCTCATTATACATACGTCCGTTTCTGTTAACTTCTCCGAATACTAGAAAGGGACCAGAGATGTAAAGATTCTTACCGCCGTCTTCTTTGGCCTCTGTGATGTATTGAACATCTTCGAATGTTTCTGTAATAAGTTTCATTTTACCCTCTTAGTTTTGGAAGTATACGGAGTTAGCGGTTAAATTGCCAATCTTTTGTAATTCTACCATTAAGAAACCAGTTGAGCCTGTTAGTTCTACTACGACTGTATTTGCTGTATCAATAGTAATAGCATTGCCGTTGCCTGCAAAATCAATATAACCAGTAGAATCTAATACAGCAACCACCGCAGCGCCTCTCTTAATAGTCCAGTATGCACTTGCGCCTGATGAAGAACCAAACCATGCCTGTGTAATAGTTGCGCCTGTTAGTATTTCGTTATCTATAGCGATTTCACTGACAGCACTATCACCTGCAATAGTAATAGTGTCGTTTGCGGTGAAGTGTAATGTGGTTGAAAGATTCTTTCTATTAGAAATAACTTTTGTTGTTGCTGCTAAAGCCATTATACACCTCTATTTTCAATTGCGAAATCTAATAGCTCAGTAACACCTTCTGGTGTTTCTACCTGTTCTAGCATTCTCATCTTATTATCTTCACTTAGGCTTTCAAATAGATCGAGTAGTAGATAGATATGACTTTCTGAAAGATCAACAATCTTAGTTACTAGGCGCTCTTCCATTGTTAGTGGAGTTGGCATATCTGGTGTAATATACTTTTCAATAGTACGATTGATGATATCTTCCTTAGTAAGTTTGCTTACAGCACGGATTACACCAAGTGAACGTTTTGCAGACTTAGAATCTTCTTTTTCACCGTTTTTATTTGGGTCTCTATCATCATCACTACCCACTAAAGACGTAGCATTCTTAAATCCACCTTTTGATGCAAGATTAGAAATACTATTTTCCCGACTTGGATGTGTGGCTTTAATAACGTATGAACTTAATGTACCCTTCGAAAGTTCGTCGAGATCTTCGGCTTCTTCATTAGCAATTTTACGAACTGTGTTTTTACGATTGTAGTACTTACGAGCTGCATCAGCGTCAGAACCACTCTTTTTAAATAGGCCAGTTAGTTGCTTACCAGCTTTTTGAGCATATGCATCTTTAGTCATAGCCGAGATCTCATCAAGCTCTTCAGCTTCTTCCTTGGTTAGCTTATTGACTGCTCTCTTAATTCCCTGTTCACGGTTATCAATCTTGCGCCATTGACGTTTTGGCTCGTTACCTTTTTCATATTCATGCCCAGCATCAACAGCATGGCCTGTTAAGTTTCTTGAACCTTTTGTGATATAATTAGATAGTGTTTTGTTTGAAAGTTCGTCAAGATCTTCGGCTTCTTGTATTTCATATCTGTGACCTGGCTTAAGCTTCTTAGCTGTTACCATGTCCTTATAATGACCGACCATTTTGCCGCTCTTATCATAAGCGCAAACAGATTCGTAGACCTTCTCGTCTTCGCCTACATCGTAGCCGTGACGTTCTTCTTTACGTTTGACAGTCTTAACGTTTGATCCGTTAAACACATCGTCGTCATTGCCGTTGCGATCTTTATGTTTAATCGTTACGTGCTTGTCAACGAACTTCTGTTCATCAGGTGACTTTGGTTTATAAACCTCGAATAGTTCTTTAATCGTCTTCATAAGAGTTATCCTCGTTACCTAGTTCTAAATCTTCCAAATCTATATCCAGATCGTCCAGGTCTAAATCATCGAGATCTAAATCTTCGACATCAGCGTCTTCATCATTATCTAGAAAATCATCGTCGTCGTCGAAATCTACATCATCTTCAGGACCAGCGTAAATACTCTGTGCAAGTTCGATTCTTTTATTTTCAAGAGCATCTACTGCTTTCTGACGAATAATTTGATCAAACATATCAGCGAAGTCAACAGGGTTCTTATCGATTGCAAGGCCGAGTAAATCAGTGGTATCTGGCATAAAAATATCCTTTAATCAATTTAACTAATTATTTATAAAATTTATTTAACGGGGTTAGACGGGTTAATTTGTGGAATATCAGTTTGTTCAGCATCAGTATTATCTTGTGCTGGTGTTTCTGCAGCATTCTCTTCACCGGAAACAGGCTGAGGATTATATTGTGGGTTGTTCTGTTCCTCTTGAATCTGCTTATCAATTTCTTCCATTTCGTTATCAGACTGGCGTAATACATGGCGGCGAATCCATTCATTTGAAAAGAATTTGCCTGCGTAATCATCTACATCCCTAAGCATAGCAACTCGGTCACGTAAAATTTCAGTTTCTTTCAGTTCTGCATAATAGTTATCCTGAGAGAACTTAAAACCAATCTTCTCTCTAATCTCTTCCCATTCTTCAATGGTAATAATGCCTTTTAGAACTAATTGGCGCTCTAAAATTTTAGTGAATAATGCAGCAAACTTATTGCGAAGCCTTGTGATAAACTTACTAAACTTAACTTCATCCCTTGTAATTTCACTATTACGACCAAAGTTAAACTGTGTATTAGGATCAAGGCGGCTGATAGGTACATTAAGAGAAGCAAAAAGTTTTCTCTGAAAATACTCCACATCATCCATCTGTCCAAGGTTCTGACCACCAGGCAATGTAGTAATCTCTGTACCCTTACCACCTTCACGGCGAGGCAACCAGAAATCTTCAAGCATTGTCATAAACTTACGGTCGTCGCGTATTTCTCCAGTTGCTGAATCGTATACTAGCTTGTTTTTAAACTTAGTCATAATATCACGTAGGTACTGTTCGGCCTTCATCTTAGGCAAGTTACCCACATCGATATAGAAAATACGTCTTTCAGGCGCACGGGAAATGCGATATATAACCAGAGAGTCTTCCATAGAACGTAACTGGTTAAGAGGTTTAATAGCTTTATGTAAGTAAGATTGTACTAGATCGCCATTAAGAGATGTTAACCCAGAAGTACAATGAATAATAGAATCTTTAGCAATTTTAAGACCGCCGATAGTATTGGTAGGTATTGAAGAATTACCTGCCGTCTTAGCAAAGCCTTTATCATTATAGATATAGTATTCACTGCCAGTTTGATTTAAAGCTACTTGATTAATAGTTTTCTTTTTCTTAACTTCTCGTAACTTACGGATCTTTCTAGGATCAATATAACGCAGTTCTACGATGCCGTTTTTAGGATTCTGTTCATCTATAATAGCATGGTAATAAAGACGACCATCTACATACCAACGTCTAAATATTTCGTAAGAGATCTGATTAAATTCTAATAGTTGTAGAGTACCTTCAAACTCAGTAATAAAAAGTTTTTTAATTTTATCAGGGATATCTATATCATCTAATATTAACTCAACAACCTTCGTATCCGGCTCTTGTACAATTACTTCATTTACAATATCTTCAATCGCAGCATCTACTTCTGGATGCATAGACATCTCACGGTACTTATTGACTAGCTCTGCTTCTGTTCTAATAGAACCATCTAGATCAACATAGGTACCGTACGCGCCGCCTTCAGCTACAACTGCCGCCCCGTCATCCGTTTGCCTAGATGCAAAGGAGACGGGTTCTGGTCTAGATCTTTTAATTTCAAAGCCGAATAAATCCATTAATATAGTATCCTTAAGATTTCAATTCAATTATTTAATTTCTACAATTGAAGATCCAGAAACAGGTTGAATAGTATACCAATCATAAGAAAACGTAACATCGAATGTTTCTATCTGATTTGTTGCATCCCAATTAAGATTGATAGCAGAAATATCTACTGGAAATAAATTGTGCAATTGGTAAACACGAATTGGAGTATCTGCATTAGATTTGCCATATTGCTTTACACGTGCAGAAGGCGACTTGTAATTTCTTGGTGCTGCAGATCCAGTTGTATTAACATTACCCTCTAAGGAGTTGATAAAATTGTGCCAACGTTCCATATATTGACGCACCTGGAAATCTTCGTCATTAAGAATACTAACAGACCATGTCTCAAATGTACGATCACCTGCAAGTTTAATCTTACGACCAAAATAAGGTACTTCGATAGGTGTAATCGTTGAAGAAGGTATAGTTGTTGCTTGTGCCATAAAAGGCACAATATCCCTTAGCCCTGGATCAAAAGGACTAGTAATCTCCACCTGGAAGAGGGTAGGGCGAGCCCCTCCCCCCTTTAGGTTTGTGATCATATCGTTAATTTTAAAAGGCATTGTATCGTCTCCTAATCTATATCTTATTTATTGTTTAGCCAGCGATCTCGGTGAATTCAACTCCGGTTCTAACGGCAACAAAGTTGAGCTGAATATAGTTAATAGATCTGGCTGGTTTGATATAAATGTCGCCAACAAATCTATTGGAGTCGATAATTTGCGATGTATTATTAGTTTCGTTGCAAACCACCTTGAAGTCGTAAATGCCACGACGACCCTGTACGTCACGTAGGAATGGCTCTACAAGATTGCGGAACTGCGTACGTGTAAATTCGTCATTGAATTCAAACAGTAGTGATTGTGCTGCCTGAGAAATTGTCTTTTCTAGAACAATGAACAGACGGCGAACGTTAATACGATCGAATGCACTAGGCTTGGCTAGTAGTGTCTTATCACCATATAGAATTGTTCCCTGACCTGGGAACGTTACTACTGGATTAATGCTGTTCTTGTAAATAAGATCTCTTTCACCCTTTGAAGGATTGAAAGCGAGCTTAATAACATTCTTAATTTGACCACGAGTTGAACCTGCTGGAGAGTACCATGGATCGCGTGTTTCGTCTGTACGTACACAGGTACCTGCGATGTCTCCGTTTAGCGGAATCCAACGGTAAACATCATTGTACTTATCGTACTGATATTTATATCCGGAATCTAGTACAGCATATGAAGAAGATCTTGTTGCATTTCTAAATGCTACAACACTGGCTGCTGCATCGGGACCCTTATTAACAACACTTTCTAATGTAGGCGAAGCAAAGATTACGCAATCCTTACGAACTTCTCCGATATTATCGATTAGATAGTTAACAAGTTGTGTACCGTTTGCACCATCGTCTTTTCTAGATTTTCCTGCAATAACAAGTCCGACGTCTACATCTGCAGAAGATACGAATAAATCATATGCGAGAGCTAGATCCGCAAATTTTGCATCTACCTCTGATACATCTACACCACCGGTAAATGATGTTGAGAGCGGAGCAGTTTCTGTAGAAGATGCGATCCCTAAAGCAGTATTTGATTTAGCATTAGTTCTGTCTGCACCAACCCAAATATACTTAGAGTTGTTGTCGATTACTGTTCTATAGTAATTCGAGCTTCCATCTTCTAGCTTAGCATCTGTTGCGCGGGATACGTTCTGATATACTTCAAGAACAGTACCAGGTGTTCCAGAGAATCTGCCATCTTCATCAACAACTACGACATGAAGTTCGTCGAGCTGTGCTGTTGTTGGGTTTGTAATTTGGCTTGCTGTATTCCCGTATGTTTCCACATAAACTGAACGACCAGGAGCACTATTAACTTGAGTTGAATACTCCCAATAACGTACTAGGTCTTTCTTTGTAATGATATCTGAAGACATTTTTAGTGGCTGATCTAATTTAACATTAAACCATGCTACGCCAGTATTACCACCGGCTGCGTTTGTCTGTAGTGTAATATCTCCAGTATTAATAATCTTAAGTGATTGCGCTTTAGAGCCCACGTTTACTGTAAGATAATTGCCTGTGGAGAATAGAGCTTTAACAGCAGTTGCTTCGGTAATAGCAGTGATACCTGCAAAAGAAGCATTTGCTCCGTTAAGAACAACATTAGCAACTGTAGAACCTACGCTAAGACTAAACGCGGTTGCATTATTAGAGAATTTACCATTCGCAGCGGTGCCGCCTTGTATATCAATTACATAGCTATATTGATCAGGATGATCACAAACAGAAACCTTTAATGAGTTTCCGATATCTCCTGGCCAACGTGCCAAATAATTGGTATTGCTTGCTTTGATGTTAGCAATCTTACCAGCGTAATCGTCTTCGTTAAGAATAGTTGATGTTGTATTAGCAGTTCCGCCTGCAACAGCAGCAAACTGAGAGTTTGTTTGTGCTGCACGAGCAACATATAGTGCATTCGAATAGCTGAGGAAGTTTGCAGCAGTGAAAAATGTTTCTGGGTTGATTTCTGTTGGCTTACCAAACTGTGCAACTAGATCTGCTTCAGATGTTACTAGTTTGCGCTGCCCTACAGGTCCCCAACGAAAAACCCCTGCAATAGCACCTACAGTTGTAGCAACTGCTGGTGTAATTGTAGTAAGGTCGATTTCTGATACATTAACACCAGGGCTTAGTTGGAATCCTCCACCTCCGGTTCCAAAATTTTGAACGGCCATTTAGCTCTCCTTTAAACAGGGTTTTAATTGATGAGTATGTCTGTTGATATTTATAAAAACTAAAGATTAGAAGAAACTGTATTCTTTATTGGGTGTTTCTGTAAGATCTATCACATTAGGTATTTCTTCTGGATCATGAATACGTCCATCATCTACAAAAAAAGTAAATACATCATTTTCAAGATCTTCGTCTGTTCTAGCTCTTAATTTCTGTAGTGTATTGATATTAGTTAGATCTTTAAAATATTGCTGATCCGACATCCATGCAAATAATACTAAAGCCATTACTAAGTCATCATTACAACCAGATTCAGCTTCATATGATGTACCTTTCTTAGAGAATCTAGATAATTCATATATTGTTTGATGGTCGTTGATGATAAGTTGACGTTGTTCTATAAGTAGTTTCAGCATGGAGCAACCCACACCTTTAACTGTTTTTGTAGTTCGAACCCCACGTTCGACAGATCTGCCAGAGAATCCTGCTGAAATAGTTTTACCCCTGGCACCAGAGTTTTCTGTATAGATTATGTTATCATATTCATAATCAAAATGTAAAGAGTCTACAACCTGTGCGCCTACATCATTTACTTCAACAAGGATAGCAGCTTGATTATACGCTTTTGCTAATCTGTGTAGTGTACCGGCATAGTCTAGAGGAGTCTCTAGATTGCTTCTAAATACACACACTTGATTATATGGCATTTGTGTTACGTCTATAACTTGAAACGCAGAATAATCTAGACCTTTTCCTCTTGACACATCTGCAGAAATAGCGTATTGTTTACCAATTACTGGCTCTTCGTAAATAGTTAAACCTTCGCGTTCATTGATAGATACTTTAGCAACAAGTGTCTTAAGAACTGCACCAGAGATAAGAGTTCCAGAAGAACCTAGCCAAGCACATTCGAATTCCTGTGAAAACTTCTCGTGGTCGAAGTCCATTGCAGCAAGTGTTTCCTGACGCCACGTTTCATCACGACCTGGTACTCTCTGCCAAGGTACCTCTACGTATTCATAACCATTCCATTCACTAGTTTCTCCTTCAGTCGAAGTTCTTTCAGCCTGAGCCCCTTTACAAGTCTTATAGAAATGGTTTAGACCATTAGGCGTAGACGTAAATAGAATCTTTGTTTTCTTACCTGAAGCAATAGTAGGAAACACAGACGCAAAGAACTCGTCCCAATTTTCAACGAACGCAGCTTCGTCGATGTATAGTAACGCAACTGATTTGCCTCGAATAGTACCTGAACCAGTTGCCGCTGCTAACACCTTACAGCCATTCTCTAGTTCAATGTTACCCTTGTTCCATTCTACAACACCTTGTTGCATCCAGTCTGGTAGGGATTCATAAGATAACTGAATACGGTCTAGGATTTCTCTAGCAGCATCACCTTTGTTAGCTAACAAGGCGACTGTTTTATGTTTATTAAAAAGAATATAATGTAGAATAACAGCGGCCGCAGTAGTTGTCTTACCTGCCTGTCTAGACGTGCATACAGTAACTCGTCTGTTATTTGTTATCTTAGTGATAATTTCTTTTTGGTAATCGTATAGTCGAATAGGGATAAGTCCATCATCAACATGTACAATCTTAATGTATTTTTCAGCAAAATAAATCGGATCGCGCTTACATTTACGCATCTCCAGTATTTGCTCTGTAGTCCAAGAGAGCTCTTTACGAGCCTTCTTGAGAAGCGGATTTCCGTTGTAGCCCTTGACAAAATTCATTCTTCGTCTTCGTCTTCTTCTGTGCCATCAAGCTGATCTAACATCTTTTGCAGATCTGCTGTAGAGCCTACAAAAAGATTATTATTAACTACTTTTTGGTCTACTGGCTTACCTACTAATCTTTGTTTCTTAATCTGTAGATCTGCTAGTCCGATACTAATATCTGCCATAGTTTTGATAGCACTGTTAAGTACTTCATATGCCTTTGGATGCTGTGACTGTTGAGCTATAGTAATCATGTCTTGAACAGCTTGCTTGCTCATGTCAAGAGCATCATATAAACCGTCCCTAGCATTTTCTACATCATTATCCGCCTGTTCATTAGAAGTTGATACGGAAGGTAATGTGTTTTCTTCTTGATATACTGTGGGTACTGTTCTCAGGCCTAAAGCATTATCTATTTGTTTTGTCATAAATCATCTATAAAATTAACTATGATGCCATAGTTATTAGTTGAGTATATATTTGCTACAGGAACCGACAGTGCAGGTATAATACTTACATTTGATATTGTTGCTGAAGCTCGAGAATTAGCACCTGTTATTACATCATTTACTTTAATATTCCCTACAATACGTCTCGCACTAACAACGGTACTATTGCTTGTTGCTAGATAGGCATAATTATTTCCATTAACATATACTTTTTCTAATATATTAAAATTGCCGGATAGATTGCTTAATCTATACTGATACAGATGTGTTGATTGTGATGTAGCTTGTCCATTAGCATACATACCCGGACGAATATTAACTGAAGCTATAGCGTCTGTATTAGTACTATTAGCAATCTCTATTCTAGTGGCTGTAGGAACTGATATAAAGTTTAGATCTATATTTTTAATAATGCCACTTAGAGCAGTATGAGTAGGACCAAAGAAATACGCTTTCATAGTAAAAGTGAGTGTCCAGATAATAGCACGTCGATTTATGAAGTCCCCTTCATAGGTATCATCGTGAGTAATACTATCTAATGTAATAGGAATATCGTATTTCTGATCTAATTCCGTATTTAAATTAAGTGTAGCAGTCCAAGTTGGAGTAAAATAAGGTAGTATCTGCTCTACAATAAACGTACCATCTTCTACATTCTTTGTCATAATAGACAGAGTGAATTGTATGTTATAAGGTACAGGCTGATATTGATAACGCCGACCTTCTGGATGCTCTTGAGAAGGTCCTGTTATTTTATTAAGTGCTGGCAATTTACGTGTAGAGTCATATGCCATACCAGACATTTCAAAAGACATACGAGGCAACTGTGTTGCTATCTGTCTATTTAAATCTGGATTACCGTCTAGACGTGCTAAGAACTTTTCTCGAGGACCATAGTTAAGAGGTACCTTCATGTTTTGAATCTGTGTACCGTTAGCATCGTAACGTGTCAACCATAGATTGTTGAACAAGGTACCAAAGTAAATAACGTATTTTCTAAGAGTTCCATGACTGAATGTGTTAGAGCCCACAAACATTATACCTGCCCTTCACTGAAAGGATCCACAGAGGACCAATCTAGAATAGATGAGCCTTCTTCCTGAAACTCTTGATTAGTTGCAAATACATCAGACATAGCCGTTTCATATACTGTGTTGGAGTATACGTTAGATACACTATAACGATCTTCAATAGCATCGATTTCGGCATTGCCTGTTTCGAAACGTTCGTTAGAGTATTCCCATACCTCACAAGAAAGATCCCAGGTCTGTAAATCCCCCATCTGATAAAATACTGCTGTGTTATTAACATACTTAATAACAAAGATACGTTTCATCATCGTAGAATATACAAGATCCCCTTCACGAGGCCTTTGAATATCTGCTCTTTTTGTTGCAATTTCTGTGCCAAAAGCTCTGCGAGAAACTGTAAAAGTAACCTGATCTCTAATTTCTAAATTGAACTTAGATAAGAATGTGCCGTCTCCCTCGTAGGAGTCGTATGATTTAATATACATATCAAATTCATATGCTGTTCTATATGTAGAGAGACTATCCTCTCCATAGATATCATCTTTCTTAACTAGCTCTCTAGGCAGATAATAAACAGTGTGTCCATAGATAGACAGAGTCTCTGTTACAAGAGACTCAACTAAGTCTTGCTCAGCATAGTTATTATAATTTTCAAAATAAACACTTGGCATTTATTCTAGCCCACCATGTCTGAAACAGGTAATGAATAGCTAGAAATCATTTCTTGTTCCATCTTATCTATTTCTTGCTTAGCATCTGATAGTATACGCTCTCCGTTAAACTGTACACCGCCTGGAAGGCTTACGCCTGAAAATTTAGTTAGGTTGGATCCCCACTGATATTTGATCTTCTCTACAGTATAGTTCTGTAACCAGCGGTCTGACCATACCTGCTCCCACATATCGGGATCAACTACTTCATACGCCTCTATAATAAGATACTCGCCTACTTTAACTTTTTGCATCCAATCCATATCGATATACACGCGGTTCTTGTGTCGATTAAATCTAATCTGTTGCTGACCAACAAGAAGCTCTGTTATAAGAGATAGATGTTCCATGGTCATGTAATACGGTACCATAGATACAGATGTAAGAGAATATAGATCGTTTAAAGCAATCTGATAACGAATATTAAAAAGATCGTCAGAACGAACGATCGGATCCGCAATAGGAAATACTCTTATAGCACCAATAATATTCTCAGGTAATGTAATATATTTATCCTGCTTAGTCTGATCTGTTACTTGGTGTTTGTAGTAGATTTTATCAGTACCATCGAAGTGGTAATCCCAATAATAACGCAGAGCTTCATCAATACGATCATCAACTTGATCATCATCCACGTTGATTTCTATGACAGGCTTACCTAGTTTACGAAGGCAATACTCTTTAAATTCAGTTCTAGAAGTTGGAACAGCCATATTATTATCCTAGTATTGGTTTATATTATTTATAATAGAGCTGATCAAAGAATTATTATGCTACGAAGTTTGGTTTGATAAGCATATCTTCGCTATAATGAGCTTCGATTTTTGCGATTAGCTCAGGCGTAATATCACCAGCCATTCTCACAGTGGATTGATTGACTACAGGAATATCTACTGTGCCGCCATATTTGGTTATGATACTTGCAATAGATTCAGACAAATTATTATAATCAATTATTTGTATACGAGGTATTGATAATATATGCGATTGAGGTCTAAACATAGGTAAACTAAACAGGAGCCATTGCATATCTATTATATCTTCATACGTAATATCTTCTACATTTTTATTTAAGGCAGGTTCGAAAATAGAATATAACTCTTTATTTTGTTTTATAAGATTACATGTAGATATAAATCTATCGACAGGATTTCTATAAATTCCGTATATATCGTAAAATTCTGCATGATACGAATTGTAATAATTAAAAGGCATATTTCCAAAAATACCAACCGAAGGTATATTCATAAATTTAATACGAGAAACACTATCCGTATCGGGATTTATTAGACCACTTTCTCTTATTGCAAGATTAAAAGCGCTGGATCCTGTTCTTACACTTTTTAGTACAATAAATTTATGAGAATTACATATAATCATATACTATACAGGCTCCTTGATAAAAGTGTCTCAGAAGAGGGTGAAGCATTACTAGATATAGTTGTAAAACTTAACGATGTTGCTGTAAGCGAGGGGGTTACAACGCTCGGTAACGTACTGGGCGCGATATCAACTATTCCAGTAACACCACCACCTGTTTGAGTAGTATGATTAGCAACAACAGATTTTAATAAATAAGGGCCAGATACTATATCATTAGAAGGGTCGTTAAATTCATTCGGGTAATAACCAGTACCATAAAAATCTGCTTTTATATTAGTTATTCTTCTAGTGGAATTATTATCGATAACTCCCTTACGACTAAGTTGTGCCACTGTAGTACTATATGGCAACAATCGGTTAGAATAATATATGTTTGCATCGTACCCAGATAAAGACCATTTATAAATGTAATTAGTGGGGAAACTTATTGAAGAGTTGCTGTTTGGTTGCATTATTAATAAGTTGTCACCCTTTATTTTAAAGTTATTTTTATAACCATCGAAACCGTAATATGCATCTGAAGAATTAGCACCGAATGAGTATTTAAAAATACCTACATTAGTGTTGTATGATTCTCCGTAGATCCTTTGACCATTTGATGTTCTCTGTTTATTTACATGAACGGTTCCATACGGCCCGAAACGGTTTGTTGCAGTGTATAATAAAGAATTATCATTATCTATTGCCAATGTTGGTTGACCGAAATCTTGATAAGTAGTATCGAATGTATTCGTAAACCCCCATAAGTAAACACCGCTAGAGTCGTATTTAAAAGATTTCCTTTTGTTGTAGCCACCGTAACCATCATCATACATTTGAGAATGTGTCCAGTAAACATTACCAGATGCATCACATATCGCATCAGTATATGTTGGGTCCCATCTCGGACCTGCATAATTAAATGGTTCGCCTTCATAATACTTACACCAAGATACAGAGGCAGTACTTCCTGCGTCTGATAATTTAATAACAGTTCTACGATCTGTTACAAGTATATTTCCGTAAGTATCACTCTTCATCACACCGTCTATAAGACGATAGCCTGTACTGGTTATCGACCCTAAACCGGTACTAGAGTTAGCAGTATAAGTTGGACCTGTATATGTTTGGGATAATGTGATAGTCGTATTTGTTGCACCAACAGAAACAGCTGTCAATCTTGTATCATACGGTAGTGTAGGACCTCCAGAACTGGTTAATGTCATTACCGCTCCTATAACCCAATAATAAGGAAAGGGGCCTGCCAGAGAATTCGGTGTTCCGGTTATTTGATTACTATTATTAGTTAAAGTTCCATAAAAAGAGAAGGTATTATAAGAAAGGGTAATAATAGGATTTGTGTCATACTGCCAAACAATATTACCACTAGAATCTAGTTTGAAAAAAACATTATTAGGTACAGATAAGAATATATTAGATGATGCGCCTACACTTAATGTTGAGTAAGCGCGACCTGTTACAGCTAGCTGTTTTCCCCATTGAAAAATACCTGTGGAGTTAAATTTTTCAATATTAACATAATTGTCGCCTGTGTATGCAATGTATACATTATAGGATGTATCAACTATAATACTACTGATTATAGCTGTTGTATCGTATAGACTTTTTTGCCATACAAGAGATGGTCCAGTATTATTAATTTTAGCAAAGTAATTTCTAGAAGCAACATAGATATTATTTTGATCATCAAGATCGGCACTGCAATATAAAGAATCTGGCTGACTCCCGGTTGTTAATCCTCCAAACCAAACTTTGCTTTGCGAGGGTCGGAATGCACTATTGCTAAAATTTAATGACATAATTAAGCTACAAATCCTACTGCTAGCCAGTATATTGTTCTAGTTGCGCCCGTGCGAACCTCAAACTGTGTATTAGTCTGATTGGCAACAGCCGTACCTAATGTTGTTGCATAGGTAGCAGTATACGGGGTAGCTATTACTCCCATAACACCTCCTGTAAATGTTTTAGGGTAAGATACGACCACACCTGCAGTACCCGCACTGACTGTTCCCCATTGCAATAGCAAGTTATTTGGTAACAGGCAGTAACCTGATGAAGATGTTCTATCTACAAACCCAGTAGCAAACCCCCCTCCAGATAAACCAAGAGACAATAAAGTACCCGTAATATTAGCATTACCTACGACACTAAGCGGAGCGATTGGACTTGTATTACCAATACCTACGCTACCACTAGGTGCAACGTATATAGAAGTGAAGTTATTATTATTAGCAGCAAATGATAAACTATTACCGCTAGCAGCATACATCCCGTATGGTGCTACGGTTACTTGCTGTGTAGAGTTAGATACTATGATATTATTCGTATTAGATACAAAAGTACCAGCTAGTGTTAGAGTATTAGATGTTTTATCAAAAGTTAAACCAGTAGCACCGTTTAAGTCGCCAGCATCGTTGAACTGTACCTCTTTATTATTTCCACCCGGTGTACCTTTAGAGCCAGAATATCCTACAGAACCATTAAATCCTACAGAACCATTAAATCCTGTAGAGCCATTATAACCAGCTCCAGTAGAACCTGTAAAGCCAACAGAACCATCAAATCCTCTAGAACCATCAAATCCTGTAGAACCATTGAAACCAGTAGAACCATTGAAACCAGTAGAACCTGCATAACCTAATGAACCCGTATATCCAGGAGCAGTTGAAGCAGATCCCGTATAACCAACAGAACCTGCATAACCTAATGAACCCGTATATCCAGGAGCAGTTGAAGCAGATCCCGTATAACCAACAGAGCCGTTAAATCCCGTAAAACCAGTAAAACCAATTCCGCCCTGCTCGCCACGAGAACCTGTATAGCCAATAGAACCAGTATAACCAATAGAGCCATCGAAACCAGTAGAACCATTAAAACCAGTAGAGCCTGCATAACCTACAGAACCCGTATATCCTATTGAACCAGTATAACCTATAGATCCTGTATAGCCGAGACTACCTCTAGACCCTGCATACCCTGTATCTCCCTTATCACCAGTTCTTGCAAAGGTTATAATAATACCTAAAGAGTCAGTAAATGATGTAGCACCGTTCAACCAAGCAACCGGTACATCATAGTGATCTACGTGCTCAGTATGAAAACCATTAATAGAAAAATACGCAAAATTACGTGTATTTGCTTTTTCTGTTACAGTGAAAGTACCTTTAATAACTGATGTAGAGTCGTCGATTGTCTGTAGGTAATTATAGTTGTTTAATGCAAAAGCGTCAACATAGTTAATATATAGAGTATTTGCTACTGTTAGATTGGTATTATTGAACTTCATAATACCTGTTGCTACAACATCATCAGTAGCTATTTTATAAGTGTAGTCGAAAGCAGCGCCGCCGAAATCTCCTTTAGGACCAATAGATCCAGTATAACCAGTAGAACCATTAAAGCCGGTAGAGCCTGCATAACCAACAGAACCTGTATAACCAACAGAACCTGTATAACCAACAGAACCTGCATAACCTATTGATCCAGTGTAACCAGTAGAACCATTAAATCCAGTAGAACCCGCATAACCAATAGAGCCAGTATAACCGTTAGAACCATTAAAGCCTGCAGAACCCGCATATCCTATCGAACCCGCATAACCAATAGAACCTGTATAACCAGTAGAGCCTGTATATCCTTGAGATCCGGTATAGCCAATAGATCCGGTATAGCCAATAGATCCTGTATATCCAGTAGAACCTGTATAACCAGTAGATCCTGTATATCCTTGAGAACCAGTATAGCCAGTAGAACCTGTATAACCAGTAGATCCTGTATATCCTTGAGAACCAGTATAGCCAGTAGATCCTGTATAGCCCTGTGATCCTGTGTAGCCAATAGAACCGGTATATCCTGTTGATCCTGTGTAGCCAATAGAGCCGGTATAGCCAATAGATCCTGTATATCCAGTAGAGCCGATATATCCTGTTGATCCTGTATACCCTATAGAACCTGTATAGCCTAATGAACCTGCATATCCTGCGGCAGTTGAAGCAGAACCTGTATATCCAGTACCTGATCCCCAATAACGACGTCCATCTGTATCAGATAGAAGAGCCTGTCCGTTACTAGCTGGTAACCCTAAATTAGACTCTACCTGGGTAGGGACAATAAACCCATTAGCCTGACTAAGACCTGTTGTAGCAGGAATCTGACCTGATAAAAATGAAAACCCCATTATACCACCCCAATATGTTCACTAGATAGTTTTTCTTCAGCAGCCGCCCATACATCAAAAACATTTGCAGTCTCTGCACGTATCTGTATTTTATCCCCGGATATACTGTTCGAATCTCTTTTAAATAAGCTTCTTCCTTGAATAGGAATAAAGGCTGTATCATATGCTGGTACAGATATTTTACCAAAGCTAACGGTGTTACCATCTTCGCCAAGCAGAATAACTTCAATCCACTTGGTCGCTGCAGTTTTATTTCTGGCAGCAAGCGGTGTAATGAAAAACACTTCACCAGGTCTGATAGCTCTTGTAGCATCATCAGGGTCTCTACTTGCATAATTCTCTGCAGGGTCCGGAACTGAAAAATCTGGTGCTTCCGTAATAGAAGTATAGTTTACAGGAACATTTACTATATATGCGTTAAAAGCTCTGCCTGTTGATGGGGTCTTACATATAATTCTTATTGCCACGATTAAAAACTCCTTGAAATAGCTGTCTTTGTAGCTATTCTGTTAACTGCTTGATCGAATGGCGGACCACTTAGTTCGCCTGTATCTGCGTTAATTTCTAGACCTCCCACAAAAACAGCGTTACCCTGATCATCCTGACCAGATGCAATAATAGTACCGCTATTTATTTCTAGGATACTATCCTGAATACGAGCGCTGTTCTTTACAGGAGGTATTTTAGTTAACGCCACACCTGCCATTACCCCTGTAAATGTATGACCAATAGCTGTAATAACAGAAGGTTCAACTCTTAATGATGGTGTATTAATAGATGTAGTAAGTGCGGTAACAAGATTAGCAACAATTACATCTGCGTTAGCATTAACAGCTGCGAGAGCTTGTATTTGATCTCGCATGTTTTGGAATGAATATACGAATGCTGCTTTTTTATCTGGTGTAAAAACTGTATTACCGTTATAATCATAAAGACCCTTTGCAAAGTCAAGCATCGGCTTTTCATTTGCAGACTGGAGAGTCCAGATCATTGTCTGTAGAAATGTATTTGCATCTCTTCTAGTATAAGCTTCATCTTCAGCATTCCAGGTTGAGGTATAACCTCGTGATACTAGATTGCTCCAAAGTGTATTAATAATAGTCGAACGCGCATTGTTTACAGCATTCGCTGCATTAGCTTGCGGGGTTAAGTTAATAGCTACTTCTTGAGGAGAAAGAATATTACGACTACCATCAGCTACAAGAGTATAATCTCCGAACTGTGTGGAACAAGCTGATAAAATAATCTGCCCACCACTCAAGGCATAAAAATGCTTATGACACCAAATACTGACTGCGTTAACTGCGTTAATGAGCGCTCCATTCTTAGCACAGTAACCAATACCATTATGCGAAACAGGGGTTGCACCCCATGTCATAATGTTTGGATATATACTATATGGAGAGCAAACAGCACCATCTGCTAATGCGACGCCAGCACCCCGACCAATATATGGATTAGCATTCGCACGATCAAGCGGCGGCGCAATATAAGTCCAGGTAGGCGGTACACGAACAGCAATCTTGTGTGCGTATGGTGCTCTTGTAATAATAGCGCCAGGTCTAAACGAAATAGCAAACCCCTCTGATGGGTTATCTAGATCATCAATACGCCAACCTTCAAATAGAGGGCCTTCAATAAAACAACCAGAACCCATACGAAATACATTTTGCTCTTCATAGCCTGGGTTTGGTTTAAAGATAACAGTTCTATGTACGGCACGAATCATACAATTATCTGGCATATTTAAATGCCCGTTAGTATAATAAACACCGGGACCAATATCAATTAAAGTAAGGTCGTTTCTAGCCGTTGCTAGTACAAGAGCTCTTTCAACAGTAGCAAGCGGGCGATCCCAAGACGAACCGTCATAAGTATCCAAACCATTTGTAGATACAAATAATGCATTACCTACAGGAATCTTACTTACGAATTCTACTATTTCTTGAACAGGAGAGTTATTTACGGTATGATTAATCTTAGCAAATATCTTACCGTCACTAATATTGATCGCTGGTTCTCCCAGTAACAGATCATTAATACCCGGTTTTCTATCCGGGGTACTAGAGCGTTTGAGAAGAATTGTGTTATTTGCCATTATGTTCTCTTATAAATACCCAGTAAGTGGTAGTTCGTTTGTTTTATTTATATATTATTATATCGAGGTGATTGATGAAAATATGCTTTGTTGATACTATGGGTCTGTGCTATGACGGAAGCACCCTTAATAAAAGAGGCCTCGGCGGCTCAGAATCTGCCGTCATTCTATTATCTAAAGAACTAGCTAGGCTAGGTTTCGAAGTTACAGTTTTTAACGACTGTACATCCGAAGATACCAGACCCGGTATGTATGACGGGGTTCTATACCAGCCTCTAAGAGATATAGAAAATCCAGCAATAGATATGCACTATGACGTGATGATCGGTTCTCGATCTGTCGCAGCCTTTGCACCTGCTCATATCAAAGAGCGTTTTAAAACATTCTCTTACATGCCAGACTTTACTCGATTACAACGCATTAAGCATAAAGTGTTATGGATGCATGATACCTTCTGTGACGGCGATGATCTTATTGAAGGTTTTCTGCTTGACGGATTAATAAACGAGGTTTTTGTACTATCTGACTTCCATCTGGATTATGTTACTAACTGTGACCATGGTCGTAAACGTAATTTTGAAGTACTTAAGAAGTACATGTTTATTACACGCAACGGTATTGGTAATATGAAGCCAGATTGGATTGATGTTACTCAGAAAGATCCGAACCATTTTGTTTATAATTCTTCCTTTACTAAAGGTATGCAGCCTCTTGTAGAAGATGTCTGGCCTAGAGTTAAAGCAGCTGCACCAGATGCTAAGCTGACTGTTATTGGAGGCTTCTATAAGTTTCCTGGTGGACAACCCGACGAACAAGAACAGTCTTGGCGACGAATGGTAGAAGAACATGGCAAAGACATTAACTTCACTGGCATTATTCCTCAACAAGAAATTTCTAAAATCCTTACAACAGCATCTTATATGCTATACCCTGCTGGATATCCAGAGACATATGGTATCTCGGCATTAGAATCTCTGGCACATAACGTTCCTATTATTACTTGTGACTTCGGCGCTCTAGAAGAAACGGCAATGAATAGTGCTTGTTATAAGATTCCATATGCTATTGTACCTAACGGTCTATTTCCTTGGATTAATAAAGAAGATCAAGTTAATCGTTTTGTCGATATGACTCTACACGCTTACCATAACAAGTATCTACACCAGCAAAAGATGTATGCCTGTAATGCTGTCAAAGATATCTGTGGTTGGAATACTGTTGCACTTCAATGGAAGCAACACCTATTCCATAAGCTAGGAGAGTATTTGCCTGTAGATGAATATAGACAAGTACAAGAGATTAACTATAAGGTTCGTAAAACATTTGGACGTCGATTTACTAACCAAGAAGAATTGCAACCCCCTTGCAATATACAAAAAGAAATAGGTATTATTACAGCAGTATATAATGCTGAGAATTATATCGAGAAATGTATTCTTTCGGTTGCCCAGCAGAATTATAAGTGGTATACAATGTATATTGTAGATGATGCATCTACTGATAATACTGTAAGTGTAGCACGTCGTACTATTGACTCACTTCCTCAAGAGATACGACATAATTTTGTACTGATTCTTAATGATGAAAATGTAGGTGCTGTTGCTAACCACTATAAGGTTATTAATGAATATATAGGTGAAGAAGACTTCTTCATGATCCTGGATGGAGATGATTGGCTTGTTAATGATCCGAACATATTCCATTTTTATAATAATCTATATCATAAGGGTGCTGAGTTTACGTATGGCTCTTGCTGGTCTCTAGTAGATAATATTCCTCTTGTTGCCCAGGAATACCCGCCTCAGGTCAAAGCTAATAAAGCGTATCGCGATTATAAATTCAACTGGAATATGCCTTATACACACCTTCGTACTTTTCATTGTAAGTTGCTGCGGGGTCTAAAAGAAACTGATCTATTAGTTGATGGAGAGTGGCCGAGAGCTGGAGGAGATACTGCATTATTCTATCACTTAATTGAAGCAGCCGAACCAGATAAGGTTGTATGTATACCAGACATAGTGTATGTTTACAATGATACTAACCCACTAAATGACTATAAAGTTAATGGGGAAGAGCAGACTAAGACAGCTAAAAAGGTGACTAGTAAAAAGATGTCTAAAGAAAAAATCTCTGTAATTGTTCCTACTATGTGGCGCTGTAATGATGTATTCGCTAGAGCTCTACAGAACTATGTGGACTGTGATCTAGTAGACGATATTATTATTATCAACAATGATAAAAATGTAACACCACAATGGAATATTTTATACAACACCAAAGTTCGGATGCTGAATCAAGAAACAAATATTTTCTGTAATCCTGCTTGGAATCTAGGGGCTGAGTTGGCTCTGAACGATAAGATGTGCTTTGTTAATGATGATATTGAGTTCGATCCAAAAGTTTTTGATAAGGTCGTCGACCTAGTTGTTCCAGAGAATGGTACAATAGGTATGGTTACTGGTGAAGAGAAGTTTAACCACCCGCCAACTACAGACAAAAGCATCAGCATTCTCGAATGTAAATCAAGTAGCGAGAGCTATGCAGATTGTCATGATAAGACAATGCCTCATGGTTTCGGACAGTTGTTCTTTGTACATAAAAAGAATTGGGAACCTGTGCCGGAAGGGTTGTTACTATACTACGGCGACGACATGATCTGGAATCAGCATTTGCGTAAGGGGCTTATCAATCATATTATTTACAACTTCGACTGGTATTCTCCTATGGCACAGACATCGGGTGATCCTGCTATTTCTGCTGGACGAATAGAGGGGGAACACCCAATCTATATGAACTGGTTAAACAACACACCTATTATGGAAGAGAAGAAAGAAGAAATGACAAAAAAGCGTATTCTAATTGGTATTCCTACTAAAGATGATATTAGGGCAGAGACTTTTAAATCTATCTATGATCTAATCATTCCCGAAGGTTACGAAGCAGACTTTCAGTTCTTTTATGGATATGCAGTAGATCAGGTACGTAATCTAATTGCAGATTGGACAGTTAATCTTTATGATTATTTGTTCGCAGTAGATCATGATATTACATTCGAACCAGACACTCTAGTAAAACTGTTAGCACACGATAAGCCTATTGTGTCTGGAGTTTATAGACAGAGAATGGAACCTCCAGTACTGGAGATCTATGATAGTAATTATCGTAATGTATCTATGGATTTTGCAAATCAACAAGGCTTATTTGAAATAGGTGCTTGTGGCTTTGGTTGTGTTCTTGTAAAGAAAGAAGTATTTACTGCTGTTGGATATCCGCAGTTCGTATATCACCAAGCACTCAGTCATGCTAATACTTTTAGTGAAGATTTAGATTTTTGTAGAAAAGCCCGTGATAAGGGGTATAGTGTATGGTGCGATACCACTATTCTATGCGGACACATAGGTCTCCATACATTCACTGTACAACCTACAGTAGTGCCGACGTCTATTGTTGAAGAACCAGCTAATCCGATAGCTGCTTACCTACAGGAACTTAAAAACCACCGCCATCAATAAGAAGACTTGTAAAAACAGAGACACCGTTAACGTATAGGTTGTCTGTGTTGAGATTGGTGAAATTGCCTGTACTAGGTATCTGTGAACCAATACGACCTGGGGACTCCCAGCCTCTCCCTCCAAGAGAATCTGCACTATACGCGGAAAAAGCAATACCTGCGGCATCTGCATATGCAGCGGAAACAGAAGGTAAATAAGAAGACCAATAAACCCCTGAACCATTGGATACTAATACCTGATCTGGGTCGCCTGGAACCGGCCCAGGACTTCCGTTTGCTGTTACAGTGCCTAATAAACTTATATTATATAATTTGTCTAGTAACTTTACATCATATTGACCAGTATTAGCATTGTAAATAAAAGTGGCGCCATCGACACGTAATGCGGTATTGACGCCACGGACATCGTCAATAGAACGTATTTCTTGAATCTGATTCTTTACTGTAATCGGATCAGTCAGCTCAATTCTTCCGCTAGCTTTTTTAGCGGTGATTGAGAACTGTGATCTTTGAATCATTACATTAGCGGTCATCGTCTACTTACCTGTGGAGTGATAGTTACAAGACCTTCGATGATTCTTGATTCAATCTGGGAATTATTATTATTGGCTGTAAGATAGCAGTCATATACATAACGCCCTGGGGTAATCTTACTAGATGTCGCAGAGTCCATAGACATAGTTACTTCTCCGGTGTTAGCGGATACTGCAACTTGAAAAGCATATGATGTTAAAGAAGTATAGTGCTTACGCATCTTTGCTCTGCCAACAAACCCCGTTAGATTAATAGGGGTAGTATTAGCATCATTAATGTTGATGGTTACTTCGTAATCCGATCCCTGATCTATAATGATATTGCTTTTAATAGCCATTAATTTAACTCTTCTTTATTCTTGTATCAGAGTATTTATATAATTATATGGTGGTAACATTTTCAGGTATCTGCGGATATGTTAAATGAATTTCATCCATAATCTTAAGTAGCGCCTGGAAGCAATCCCTGGCTTGTTCTGATATATCATCTCTAGTACGATATGTTTGCAGTACTGCTAATGATGCAGGGCGATCTTCCCAAGTTAAATGATTAGTAGGATACCCATCATGTCCTTGGAAACGTCTACGCATGATCTCTCCGCCCATTAAATGAGCACCTGTGAGTACATAAGCCGCACCGTCAATGGATAGAGCATTATCGAGTGTTGCTACATATTCTGTAGCAGCTGCTAATGGTTCTACTGTTTCTTCAAGAACTGCTAGATCTAGATCTAGCTGCGTAACTCTTTTAATTGAATCATCTACATGTGGATCTACGGCTGTGTGGATTTGTTGTAGCGCTTGAATCCATGCTTTATACCAAATCTTAGGAGGATGTCCAGTAGCCATAGACTCTCCAATAGCATGCGCTTCACATGCATGATGTAAGTCCCGTGTAGCTTCCCATAATGGTTTGGCCAAAGCCATATTAAACCGTACCTTCAGCATATTTTTCACTAGCTAAAGCTGCAGTTGCTTCCATATCTATTGAACCATCTTCTAATAAAACAGCTTGAACTATTAAACCTGCATCCCGTATATCTATATCATTTTTAAAATTTTCTAATTTTAAAAGAGATGCTTCTGTATCTAAAATACCTCCATTAAAGACAGCAGGTATTTCAAACCGAAACTCTCCATAACTACCAGTAATATACCATTCTTCTACTGTAGAAGGCATATTATAAATTAAATTTCTCATATATTATATCCTTATATAAACTTAATTGTTGTTGCATTCTTCAGCGCAGATGCTTCTGGACGATTATACCAGGTCCAATTAGTTGTAACAATGGCTTGAGTATAGGTAGCTTCTTTGCGATCGAAATAGTAATTATCGTTGATAATCATACTGGTCCAACCTTGATTAGGATACTGCCCCACTATCTGTAATTCTGTTGAGCCTTCAGATATACCGCCGCTGCCGGCATATTTCCCTGCAGTATGAATCAACTCGAATATTTTCCCCGAATCAGCAACCCCCGAAATCGGCGTCAGAAAACTTAAAGCAGTATTAGGAGTTACGCCATAGCCTCCATATTCATAATATGTTTTTTGATTATCTGGGTACTGTGGAAAATATTGAAGGAATGCTTTAGTACCACCAGGAGTAGTTTTTGTATCTAATATAATAAGCGGTTTTTCCAGTGTATATAATAAACCTGGTTGGATATAAAAATCTGGGCTGTTCCCATCCGTTATTGTAGCATCTTTCATATCGAAGGTTGAGGTACCATTTGTCGGGTTTGACGGGGTTATATTGGAAGTTCTATCCAGATATAATACACCGTTAGTGGTACCGGTTAGAGCTATATTTTTTCTAGTTACCTGACACGAATCATCATACATAACATAAGAACTATCAACTGCATTTATATAACGACCTGTGCCTGAACCGTCTGCAGGTAATATAGCTATTCCTTGTTTAGCTCCATTCGTGCCGTATGTATACATAACATATACATATTTCTCTGTTGGATCTAGCCATACTGAACGCACCACTGTATCAGTAAGATCCGCAGCATAAATGCTACGTTTCCATACTACATTATCAGAAGAATCATATTTTATAATAAATCCGGTAAATTTATTAGAAAATCCTGTCCGATATCCCCCTACAACGTAATAATAGTTTGTGTTTGTCGCGCCTTTATTAATACATACATTAGTTAAGATGGCGGAGAGACCTGAAATATCTAATTCAGGAGTCGTAGTTGTCGGGTCCCCTTGCACATAAAATTGCCACGAATTAGTTCTAATGCCCGTTGAATCAAATTTTTGCAATAATTGAAAATCTATACCCCCTGTATCTTGAGTAATTACACCTACATATACATTATTAGTAGTAGTTGCACAACAAAAATTTAAATCGTTGACGACTTTAGAGGATAACGCATTTTTAGTGGTTAAAGAATCAGTGGATTTTATATACGTTCCCCAGTTTACAGTTGATGTTGATATATCAAAACAAACCAGTATAATTCCGCCGAAATAATTACCTATAGCATATACCCTATTCCCTACCATATCTATGTTATTGAATGTTTGAGGGAGACTGCCGCCAGAACTATTATTAAACCTATATGCTCCTATAAAAGCCCCGGTATCTGGATTTAATTCTATTATAGAAGGTCCATTTAAGGTATGTGCTGAAACAATTGAATATCCCCCCACAATAAACAATCTACTTAGGGATTCATTATAATATACCGACTGTAATTGAATTTTAGATGATACATATGTCCTCGATGGAAATTTCTTTTTCCAACGCACTGCGCCATCAGAGTTTAAACTGAACACAAAACTTCCACGTGTTGGATCACCAGCCGTTGTCCTATCTGGAGGTTCGAAGTTTCCAACATAAAACGTTGATTTATCACTATTTCTTACTGCAATACCCGTGATACAGGTCTCATATCCACTAGCAGAACTATTTATAGCGTAACTTTTTGTCCAGACCTTAAATCCTGAGGAAGTAGTTTTCATAATATATTTAGAGGTTGAAGTTGTACCCGCACCATAACCATATATAACTTTTAGATCAGAATCTGTAACACCCCTTGGAGCTTTTCCGTCTAATATCCGTCTTGGTTCGGTATTTAAATATGGAAGTGAAGACAGGCGCATCAGCGCACCTACAGATGCAGAGGCATTATAAAATAATTTTATATTGATAGGTGGCTTAGGATCAGTAAGAATAGATGGTATTGGTCCATAATCTCCCGAGGTACCTGATAAAACATAGCTACCGTCTGCGTAGTAATTACCCAGTTTAATATTCTTCTTATCGGTAGCACCACCGAACTCTGTTTGAATAGCAGAAAATAATAAATTTCCGGATGCTGGCAAAACCATTATCTGTTAGCTTTCAGTTCATCTAGTTGATTCTTAAGCTCATTAATACCCTGAATAACTAGACCTAGGATCTTTTCATATTTAACAGCAAGTGTACCGTCTACTCTTTCAGCTACAACTTCTGGAAGAACAGCCTGTACTTCTTGAGCGATAATACCCGTATCACGCTTACGAACGAAGTAACCATCTTCGCCGCCGCGTGATTGAATGTAATCATCTGTCCAATCGAACATAACACCTGTGATCTTGCCTAGTTTATCTAGGGCAGATTCAATTGGTATGATGTTTTCTTTGAGTCTTCTATCCGAAGAATAAAAAGCGGTGATATCTGCAGTTGCTCTAATTTCTCCTTGAGTACTGGAAGCAGATGTACCAACACCTAGAGAGTAAACTTGAGCATTTGCATTAGTATCGAAGGTACCTTTAGAACCAGCATAGCCTACTGAACCATCGAAGCCTTTAGAGCCATTGAAACCATTAGAACCATTATATCCAGTAGAACCATTGAACCCCGTAGAACCATTAAAACCTTTAGAACCATCAAAGCCTAAGTCCCCTCTAGAACCATTATAACCAGTAGAGCCATTGAACCCCGTAGAACCATCAAAACCTTTAGAGCCATTGAAACCATTAGATCCATTATATCCAGTAGAGCCATTGAACCCCGTAGAACCATCAAAACCTTTAGAACCGTCAAAGCCTTTAGAGCCATTAAAACCAGTGGAACCATTAAAACCAGTAGAACCGTTATATCCGGCACCAGTAGAACCATCAAAGCCTTTAGAGCCATTATAACCTACCGAGCCATTAAAACCAGTAGAACCGTTATAACCGGTACCAGTAGAACCATCAAAGCCTTTAGATCCATTGAAACCAGTAGAGCCATTATAGCCGCCAGAACCATCAAAGCCTTTAGATCCATTGAAACCAGTAGAACCATTAAATCCTTTAGAGCCATCAAACCCTTTAGAGCCATTATAACCTACAAAACGACCGGCATTAACCCATGCAGTACCCGAGAAACTATAGATATTACCAGTATCTGTAGTTATATAAGCGTCACTAATAGCATTACCTGGTTGATTTAGGTAATTAACCTCATTACCGTAATAGGGTATTGATGTTACAGTATCTACTGAACCTCTAATTTTAACAGAATTTCCAGTGTCTCCCTTAGAGCCATCAAAGCCTTTAGAGCCATTAAATCCAGTAGAACCATTGAAACCAGTAGAACCATTGAAACCTGTGGAACCGTCAAAGCCTCTAGAGCCATTATAGCCGACTGATCCGTAATATCCTATAGAGCCAGCATATCCTACAGAGCCATCAAAGCCTTTAGAACCATCAAAGCCTTTAGATCCATCGAAGCCTCTAGAACCATTATATCCAACAGACCCTGCAAATCCTAAGGAACCATTAAATCCTACAGAGCCATCAAAGCCTTTAGATCCGTCAAAGCCTTTAGATCCATCGAAACCTTTAGAACCATTGAAGCCTATAAAACGTCCGCCATCAGTAAAGGTTTTGGTGCTAGTATTGCTAGTATATATCCAAATATTACCGGTATCTATAGTTATAAATGCGTCTCCGGCAGCTCCTCCGTAAGTGGCTGCATCAGGTAATGCCGCCTCGTTTGCGCGGGGACCTATGATCTTAATAGAGGCGCCAACTTCTCCCTTAGAACCAGCATAACCAACAGAACCATCAAATCCTCTAGAACCATTGAAACCAACAGAACCATTGAAACCAGCAGAACCATTGAAACCAGCAGAACCATTAAATCCTTTAGATCCGTCGAAGCCTCTGGAACCATTGAAACCAACAGAACCATCGAAGCCTTTAGAACCATTGAAACCTGTAGAGCCTGTAAAGCCAATAGAGCCAGTATAACCTACAAATGGAATACCGTCTCCCCACCCTGCGCCATCGTAAATATACAATCTACCAGTAGAAGTAACTACAACAGCATCGCCTTCTACAGCAGAAATACTAGACAAATCAGAATAGTTGGTAACTGAGGTCTTAATAGTAATAGCTCGACCTCGTGATCCAGTATAACCTACCGAACCAGTATATCCTACAGAACCATTAAATCCTCTAGAGCCATTAAATCCTGTAGAACCATTAAAACCTGCTCCTACAGAACCAGTATAACCTACTGAACCATTAAAACCAACAGAACCATTGAAGCCAGTAGAGCCATTATAACCAGTAGAACCGTCATAACCTGCACCCCTGGAACCTGTGTAACCTACTGAACCATTAAAACCAACAGAACCATTGAAGCCAGTAGAGCCATTATAACCAGTAGAACCAGTCCAGCCAACAGACCCATTGAAACCAGTCGAGCCTTGGAAACCTTTAGAACCTGTGTAACCTACTGAACCATTAAAACCCACAGAGCCACTGAAACCTGTGGAACCGTTAAAACCAGTGGAACCGTTAAAACCAGTGGAACCTGTGTAACCTATCGAACCAGTATATCCAACAGAGCCAGTGAAACCAGTAGAACCGTTAAAACCAGCGGAACCGATATATCCTACAGAGCCTCCGAATCCTATAGAGCCAGTATAACCTGTAGAACCATTAAATCCTGTAGAACCAGCGTAGCCAACAGAACCTGTATAACCTACAGAGCCTCCAAAGCCTACAGAGCCTCCAAAGCCTACAGAGCCCGTATAACCTGTAGATCCGTTATAACCTGCGCCACGAGAACCAGTATAGCCTACAGAACCATCAAAGCCTCTAGAGCCAGTATAACTTGTTGACCAATAAGTAGCTGTTCCATTAGTGGTTAGTACTTGCCCTGGTGCTCCTAGTGAACCGTTTGCGGTTAACGATGTCAGATTTAGATTAGTAATAGTAGCATTATTAGCATTAAGATCTATTGTAACAACACCAGTATTACTGATTACTAATAGATTCTTAGAAACGTAGAGTTCGGTACCAGGATTTGTATTAGGTGTTTGACCAATAACAAAAGTATCATCATCTTCGTTCCAGAACATACCTATGTTGTATGATTCTGCGTTAGCGTTCAGATAACGTTGAAGAACAATACCTGTATCGTTAATAGGGTTTGTTGTTTGACCAGTATTAAGTACAATAAAGCTATTACTTACATCAAGTGTAGATGTTTGAACAAATGTAGTTGTACCACCAACAATTAGATTACCTGTCAGTGTTACGTCTGTGAAGTATGCAGCGTTGGCTTTAACAAGACCAATAATTGGAGGGGATGTCCATTTATAGCCGTTTAGGAAGTTAGCATCATTAGCGTAAATAGCAGAATTGGTATTCAACGCAGCTGCCGCATTTCCAGTCAAATATGTCGCGCTATTAGCAGTATAAGCAAACAGAGCATTAGTAGCAAACACTGCTGAGTTTACATTGAGTTCATTTTCCCTCTTGCCATATGCAAATACAGTATCATTAGCAATATATGCAAAATCAGCGTTAGTAGCAAATACAGCACTATTAACATTTAATTGATTTTGACGTTTACCATATGCAAAAGCAGTATCGTTTGCGTTATATGCAAAGTTAGCATTTGTTGAAAACGTAGCTTGGTTAGCTGTATATGCAAAGTTTGCATTTGTTGAAAACGTAGCTTGGTTAGCTGTATATGCAAAGCTCGCATTCGTAGAGAAAGTAGATTGATTCGATGTTAAAGCGAACTGGGCATTCGTAGAAAATGTAGATTGATTTGATGTATATGCAAAGTTTGCATTTGTAGAGAATGTCGCTTGATTCGATGTTAAAGCGAATTGAGCATTCGTAGAAAAAGTAGATTGATTTGATGTTAAAGCAAATTGAGCGTTTGTTGAAAACGTAGCTTGGTTAGCGCTGTTAGCAAACTGACTTACAAAAAGCCATTTTACTCCATCAGAATAATATAACTTATCGTCCGTAGCAAAAACTATCGCCCCTTCATATAGAGTGGCGTCTAGTGTAGTAATATCTACGGGTACGCCCTGCCCTATAACAAGAGAAGAGCCGGAGTTATATTTTGTCATGCTACTCTAACCTCAAAGTCTTCTCTTTGATTGACGATATATGTGAAATGTGCTGTCGCAGCACCGGATGCTATAACTTCTAACTTCTCTCCTGATAGTAGAACCTGTCTTTCAAAAGTGATAGTCAAGAAATCGTTAGGAGGAATGGCAGTGTTAGCTATAATTGGATAAGCAATACTATCCGTACCTATAATTCGAGCAGATGCTTTTATTGAAACTGCAGGACCTGTGGTTGTATTGGTAATAATAAGCCCTGTTACAATAGCCGCTGTGTTCACAAACTTGGCTTCAACTGGTCCATTCAATGGTATATAATATCTGGGAACCGTTACGAGTTCGGTCCAGATCGCAGGATTAGAGAGATTCTTACGAGATGCTTCGAATATGTTTAAAGGCGGTCTTGGGGTTATTGTATTTGCTGCTAAAGCCATGTGTTAGCCTCCTATGCCAACGATTAGTGGAAGGGTAATATTCTGCACGCCACGGGAGAATGCTTGCCCTTCAATTGTACTGCGTTCGAAATCGACTTTTAAGTCTTTACCTAGATAGGTATCGCCTTGTTCTGTATTGAATGTTGCGTAAATAATACCGCCATTCGATTGATAAAGATTTGTTGTTGGATCAGTTGCGGTGCCGGAAGCACGCTGTCCAAATGGTAGCGCGTTGTAGTTAACGCCAGAACCCGCATAAGAGAACTGATGGGATGCAGCTTCAATCTTAGATGGGAATGGTAATGTATAGGATATAGGATTACTAATAACATTATTTGCTAAATTAAAATACTGATCGATTAGCTGACTCGCCACCTCAGCTTCTGATTCATGAGCTGTATTAGGTAAGTAAGCTAAAGTCTTTAGTTCAGTTCTAATTTTATCCCAGCTTGCTAAGAAGTATGGTTTTAGTGATTCACTAAAAGCAAGAACAGAGTTTGCAGTATAAGGTCCAGTAGTGTTTGCTTTAAATAAACTCTGTGTCCAGAATATAACACTCTTATCTTGACCCGAAATTAGATCCTCTGCTGTCTCTTTAAGAATAGTTTCTGTATCTCGAAGCGCAAGCGCATTATTAGCGCCGGTTATCGCTGTAGTCCAGTTTGGGATAGATGGAAAACCTACAATAGTATTACTGTTTAACTTTGTCGCAATAGTAGAAACATTGTTTGCGATATAGTAACCAAAATTAGGGCATTTTAGACCAATTAAGTTTTGATTTGCAATGCCAGGTACCCGTATTGCGTATCTGAACCCCGTTGATGCGAAAGCGTAATCGCCGAACGTAGCATTGGAATTAACAACAGTTACCTGCCCTCCAGCATGAGCCCATATACCTACACGAGACCAGTTGGTAAATACAGAAACAAGTTGTACTAGAGCGCTATTAACAATTGCATAACCAATACCATTTGGGTTAACAGCCGTAAACGAGTCAACAACAACTGAACGCAATGGAGAGTCTGGATCTAGAATAGCGCCATCTGCGTACAGATTTCCGCCGGTCATTGGTACTAATGGATTGCCGGATTGTCTATCTTGCGGACCAGACATTTCCTGATATGATAGATCGTGTAATACGCAACAATCCCCAATATATGGAGAACGTGAAATATATGCGCCTGGTTTGAATGCAAAAGCATAACCTTTTTTCGGCGGACCATAATCTAGAGAAGCATAATCCTTACCGCCTGAAGTATATTTTACAGAATTATACCATGAAGCTTCGTGTCTTAATCCAGTAAAAGTAAATCCTCTAACCTTAATACCTGAGTTAAGAAGAAACATGTTGTTTTCTCTCGAACCCCCTACTTCAGCAAGTGTAAGTTTAGTTACACGAGCATCGTAGCCATATAATGCGCAACCTGCAGGTATTTCAGTATTTGGTGCAACTTCATACTCACCTGGATGTACAATAATAACACATGACTTACCTACAGCATTCGCCGCTAAAAGAGCAGCTCCAATAGTCTGGAATGGCTTATAGATAGACATACCAGTATTGCTGGTCTGACGAATATATGTGTTAGCGTCATTATCATTACCGTTCATAGTAACATAGAACGTACGCTCAACATGTTTACGTGGTGTAAGTTGTTGTGCTAGCGCTGGTAGCAAGCCTGTATTAGCCCATGAGCCAGAACCTGAATCTCCTCGTTTATAATACCAATCATTATTAACAATGGTAGGATCTTTATATACCAATGCAATTGAGTTATTGGCAAATGAAAGATTTGCTGCTAGTGTAGTTGTATTTGCGGTAATAAAGTCGACTTTTGCCAGGCCAGCGGCTGAAAGAGCTGTAATAGTTTCTTCAAGATTATTAACACGGGGGATTTCTAATGTACCAGTGACAATCTCACCAAACTTATCGATAGTGAATTGACTCAAACCATTTCTTTTAAGGTCGAGAAGTTTCGAACTAACGTCCGAATATGCATCGTAGGTGTTCATTTTAACAGAGGTAAAACTGGTAGCGGAATCCGCCCAGGTATCTCTCATGTCATAAATTTTAGTCGTCACGCATATATCCCTTATATTTTATTTTATTTATAATATGGAATTAAGCCGGAGAAGTTGGCCATATAACTCTATTTGCATATATGTAGTCTTGAGGAAGGTCACGTAGAGCCTGTCTATAAACTGCCCATGCGTTCTTATCACCGGGCCAATCAAGTAACTGGGTATAATCGCTTTGTTGTAATATATTATTTCTTTTTGCTCTAATATCTTCCCAGGTAACAGAAGGAGGCGGGGCATCTACAACTACTAGCTTACCGTTTTGGTTGATAATCTGTTTACCACCTACACTAAGTTGTTCCATCAATAGATAATGTTCTTCTTCGGTTATTTCTACTAGATCATCTGGCAGATCGGGATAATCAATAGAAACTGGATAGAAACCTTTTGTACTTACACTATATCTAATTGTCATAATGTTAATATCCTATTGCAATGAACATGTGAGGGATGCCTTGGTTCGGCAAGCTATCATAACTACTTGCACCAAACGTAGATTTGCTTCTTATCCAGAAAGTCGGGTTATTCTGCTTGCTATATGTCGCTTGATCTTTTGATACAGATCCAACTATAGATAGACACGCAGAAGGAAATGCTATAGGAAAACTAAAAGTGGATGCGCCAGTATCGGCATTAGCATTAGCTAATTGTCCCCATTGTATAATAATTCCATTTGGTAATTTAGTATAGCCACCATAACTAGTATAACCGCCTACACTTGCCAAGGCCCGAGTCATCGATGTATCATTTTCAAAATCTGCTGCAGAAATTATTTTATTTTCACCTAGATACGCTGTACCATCGGACTTGAGTGTTATAGCTGCGGTTCCGCCCTTATTAGGGGAATAAATCTTAACGCCATTAGTAAACCGTAATGAACCATAACCGTCGTCTAGGTCAGCAATGTCTCCGTTATTTAAATTGATATTTCCGGTAGTCGTTATGTCTCCATCAAAAGACGCACTGTTCGACCAAGCCCAGTTGCCATCGTTAGTAATATCTGCATATGCTATTTCTTGATTGCCAACAGAATTTGTTATTTGAAAGTAAGCATGAGGAGTAGATGAATCCGTTGCTCTTATTCTGACACCGCCTGTTCTACCTCCAGCGGGTGTAAGCGCATCGATATAACCATTAAAACGAAAAGATGTAGAGTTTAGTAAGAAAGTATCAACGTTTCTAATTTTATACTGATCAGCCGTGATTGTGGTAAAAGTTCCTGTACTAGGAGTGGTTACACCAATTTCATCAGGAGAAGCCCAGCTCTTATTTAATAAGGTAGTTGCGTTAGTTGTCAGTGTAGATATATAAGTGGTATTTACAGATACACCGCTAGTATCTACTTTAATACCTGTCCCTGCTTTAACAGTTATAGTACCAGTTGTATCTATCGGTCCACCGGCTAGTCCATTTCCAGTGATTATTTTTGTCACCGTACCAGATCCTGGAGGACTTGACCAATATACAACACTTCCGTCGGTGGTAAGAACCTGACCAGCACCGCCATTACTATTGTTTAGTAGAAGTTTTGCACTTGGAGAAATAACAAAATGTGTAGAATTAGCAGTGTAGCTATTGGTTGCAATAGTATTAGCAGTAAATGTACCATACAAACGAGCGTTTTTAGATTCGTTGATAGATCCTGTTATACCTTGAGTAGAATTAGCCGTTAGAACTTCACTAGAAAGCGCACTAATGATATCATTAGTTCGTAGAAGCCAAGTATTGAAGGTTTCTGTTTGTATATCTACGTTGGCGATTTGTTTAGCCATAATGTTTATTTTCCGCCTATAACCTGTTGCAACATTTCTTTAATATCAGATAACTCTGATTTAAGATTATTCAATTCCTGACACACAGACTCTATTTTCTTCTTATCATGTCGACGTGCAAGAATTGTTTGATAATCTTTCTCGTTAGTATTTATAACAAGTCCCGAGGAGGTATCTCTAAGATAAGACATTATGCGGACACTCCAAGAACCTGGATCTGATCAATTCTAGGCACCCTATAGGTACTATCTGATAAGAACACAATCTTAATTTGCATTGTATCGAATCCGTCGAACTCCGATCTTGCATTATTAAAGTATCTTACAATATTTGTATTATTGATATTATTAAAAGCAGCAGTCGGATACTTAACCACATCTACCTTTAAACCAGACCCCTGAACATTTGTTGTTTCAATAGGTTTGCCTAATGTAATATCTGTAGTTGTTTTACTCAATACAGTCGCTACTTGATAATTATCTAAAGGAAATAGTGGGTTATAAATTTTTATAACATCGTTAGCAGATACGTAACTACCAATCTGATCCGCTCCATTAGCAGTAATTGTTGCGTTATTTAACGCTGCTGTAAATGTGCCTGGTAGTGTTCTGTATGATTCGCTAAAAGCTGGTATACCTAGTTCATATTCAATAAAATCTGTATTATCATCTGAGGAAGAGTACTTATTAATATTGGATACTAATTCTAAAGGAGACCATGCTTTATCATCAAAAGATTCAGGATCTTTGGAATTATATAGACGCACATAACAATTAATTTCTGTTCCTAGAGGTCTATAAGCCACCATAAACATACGGACGTCTTCAGCTAATCTATTATTACTAAAGTTTACCTTAGTAGAGATATGTTTAGATACTGCTATACCGTTTCCTGTTACCTCGGTATCTATTAGAATATCGTCACCATCCGCTACCGAACTAGTAACTGAAGATAGATTTTCTATTGCGTATAGATCTAACACTGAGTTTTCTAGAGAAGGTGACGAGTAAATCTCGCCAGTACCTAACACACTAAAGTCTGCTTCTACCTTAACTGACTTATTAGAGATCAGAAGATCGGAATTGCTGTATAGAGAAGCATTATTAATTTCGTTAGTCCGTGATAGAATATAAGCATCGTACTTAGAAATATCTGTTACAGTAAGTCCATTAAGTTTGATATTATCTTTGTTATTGTCTATATATTCAATAACACCTGAAATAGCGCCCTTAGAAGCAAACTTAATATTAGTATCAATAATGCCAGTAGCAGGAGTTCTTACACTTCCCTTGAGTCTTACACGATCAACGTTAAGGTTATCTATTGATACTATACTAGATCTAGCTTGGGAGGTAGTGCCTACAATAGTTTCTGACGTTTGAAATACTACATCACTATTCGCAGTAGAATTAGATATTACCATCTTGTCATTAATAATATCATAATTGGCAAGTCTGCCCATCGGAGTACTAGCAATATATCTAGCCGCGGTGTTCGAAAATTCTATAATACCATTAACACTGATATTAGAATTATTAGCAATCTCCGAGATGCTAACAATCTGAGAACGAACACCACTAACAAGAACAATAGGTGAGCCTATAGTAAGTGTATTAAAACCAGTACCGGAATAACCAGTAATAGTATTAGCACCTTTCACTAGAGTTAAGAAACCGTCTGCAGGTGTTGTGTCCTGATAAACATATTCGCCGCCGATAAATGTTCCAGAAATTTTATCAACCGTTAAAAATTCGTAGTTTTTATTTACGAATATTTTCTTATCATTCGATACAACGTATTTGGCACATCTAGCGTTAAATTTAATATCTGTATCCGAAATCGCATTGAAGACGCCTGCGTTTGTTCTACGGAACAGCTTGCCGTCTTTATTAGAATTGCTACCGGCTGATGGTGTGTTTGTGCCTACTAACTTATCACCAACTTTATTAGACCAAAGTTCATAACCTGGATCTTCGAATATGATAACAATACCATAAAATTTACCTGTCGCTAGTTTCAGGGGCTCTCTAAAACCAAACGTGGTTGAAGAAGAGGCATCCGCATAGGAATAAACCATTCCGTATTGTTTGTAGGTTAGTGACTGTGTGTATGTTTTAGATAATACAGGACTATCGTTTTCTACTTCACAGATAGCAACTGTTACACCAGCGTTGGAAATACCGGAAGCGTTATTTGTTTGACTAGGTTTTCTTTTAAAGAAAAGATCTATGGAAGTAAGTGCGATCTCTCCGGTATTGCCCACTGATTCAGGATCCGCATAGAATGTCTGAATATAAGAATAGCTAGGAGGTGTAAAATAAGGACCTTGTAGAGCTTGCTTAGAAACTTCAGTATAAGAAATAGTAGAAGCAACATCCGTAACAGAAGGTTTTTTCTTAGTAAGTATTTGTGCTTCTTCCCAAGCATATCTTGGCAATGTTAATTGAATCTCTGCTACTGAAGATTCGTCGGAAGATACGATTTTAAGCGTCTTCGTACCTGCAATCATAGCGGCTTCAGCCGCAGCTACTTCAACAGGTGTTGTAGGTGTAATTGTAGATTGGTAATAAAATGTAAAAGAGATACTACCTTCATGAAAAAGATAGTTAGACACTGATGAGACGAGTCCTTCACCAATATTAGTGCCTTGTTGTTTACAACGGTTAGTAACATCGATACCGTTGAAATACACTCTATGAACTGTATTAGGCTTTAGACCCGTCACATTTAAATCTATAGCTTGCTCTAATGCGACAAAGCTATTTCTTGCATCGCTTGACACAAGAAAAGCAGAAGGGGAGCTAATACTAACAAGTCCCAACTTTGTCGGATATCTTAAAGAACGCGAAATAAGATAATTTGGTCCATAACCCATTTAATTTTTTCCTTGAAGTATATTACTTATGACGCCATAGTGGGTCTGTTAGATATTCGTAATCTTCTCGAAGACTTACGCCTAAACCACTATATGTTAGTTTATAGTTAGTAGTATTAATAGCGGCTAATTGATTAACTGTTGTGTCTGTTGGATAGAATAATTTATATCCGAAGGTTCCGGCAGCCCCTCTATTAAGATCAAAGAGACCTCCATGACGTCCACCTTTATATATTCTAATCTTATAATACATACCCAGATCTGGATTGTGAGTCCACAATAACTTAAACTGATCTTCTAACCAAGTACCCCATGAAGTACTATATGGATTAGACATTCTTTGTAGACTGCCTGTATGCTCTATGTCTCTGCCACCGTTTAAGTAGAGTTGCTTAGTACCAACATCAGTAGATGTTATAGGCAATGCTGAAGCACTACTAATCGTTTGTGTCCATGGTCCATTAGTATTTCTAGACTGGAAGATTTCTGCACCGATTCTGTTATTCTTTGAGTTGATATAAAATTCTACTGGACCTGTCAGCGAGGAGAAGGTATAGAAGAATTCTTCAAAAACATATCCGCTATCATCACGGGAATTACTTCTTTGTTCCTGTACTACATTAGTGACAATTTGAACTACTGTAGGTTCAACTGGTGCAACTTCTACAGCACCATCAGTAGCTCTTGTCTGGGAAACTAGAGTTTTTTCGACATATGGTAACGAGTGAGCATCTGTGCCAGAATTACTTAGTCCAATATTAATTTCGTTAACTAGTGGTGATAAGTAACCATCAACAATAGTAGCACTATAATGTGGATTGGATACGTCAGAATATGTGTAATCTTCAAAACCGTCTACAAAGAAACCAAACTTGAAACGATCTGCACCATCATAGCCAGGAATAGATCTTTTTTGTGCTATTGTTTCAGTTAAGGACAATGAAGTATAATATTCTAAATCGTCAATTCTTCTCTCTAACTTACCAATATCCTGCATAGTATAGTTGCGAGGTTGTAGAGCATTACGATCTGTTACACCTAATGGTGTCGCCACGCGATAATTGTTTAGTCTGTGTGTTGTGTATTTTTCGTTAGCAATCTTAGTATCTGCAAATGCCGTTGTGTTTGCTGACAACACAAAAGGTTGTGAAGGATATGCTGGAATGTTTAGTATGTTAATCGTTAGAGCGTTTTCTGGAGAAGGCGGAGCCTCGTTAGAACCAGGAGTACCTTTAATTACACGGAACTGATTTGACGTATCTATGATAACTCTATCTGTTCTGCCAACATAATTAGTGATCGTGGCAGATAATTCCGAATCAGGTACAGGAAATTTCTTATCATCTCCTGAGAAAGCATTTGAATATGATAGCTCGGCTGGATTGATAGGAGCTGTTGCAAAATTAGCCGCAGTAACAGGTGTTGCAGTTGTATTTGAGTTTGGTCTAATATCAAATTGATCCCGAAGGTCGTAATAGTTACCTCTATTACCATATACCTCTGGAATTTCTAATGTATTAATAGTACCTGTAGAAGAAGCTAAAGATATACCATCATTTAAAGGATATGTACCAGAACCTCCTGGTGCCTTTAAACCTCCAGTAGCATTATGAGTGAAGTAATCAAAATCAACTAGAAGAAAATCTGTAGATTGTAATGTTATGTTTGCTTTTGGTTTTAGATATAGGTACGACATTCCATAATAATCTTCTGTTTGATTATGATCAATATAGAAGTTTTGAGTCACATCTTGTCCTGTCGAAGGACCGAAGGTCCCATCTGTACCTAAATAAACTGTGTTAAGTCTAAAGACATCAGATACCCCTAGAGCCCAAGGACCTATAGTTGTGTCAGCATTATTGCTTAGACGCAATCTAACCATTCTATGTCTGTTAACAGTCTTAGCCACCGGCGTGATATTAGCTTGTTTCGCATTATAGGTAACAGCCGCAGATACGCTTGGAGAAATTGCGCCCATGTTAATAGTGAGTAGTTTGCGTGACGTGTTAGTTGCTACAGTAACTCGATCCATAGGTATAGGAACGTTTGCTGGATAACCTAATGTAAATGTATTAGCAGTAGCGAGGAACACCGCATTACTCATTAGCGTAGCGAAGGTATTGTTGCTAACAGACTTAATCTGTGCATAACCAAGCACACCAACTTTAATATAATCCCCTGCAGAGATATCTGTTAAGAAGCGATTAGTTGCAGGATTAGTACCAATCAGGCTTGTTGAAGTTGTATTGCAGCTAACAGGTCCACCTAATGTAACGCTACTAGCAGTGTTAGCTAGCGGAACAATAATAATATCTCTCTCTTGTGTAGAAGAAAGTGTACCTGCATAAGGGAATATGTCGCTACCAGATGAAGCTAACGCAATAGTAATAACACCGCCTGTAGATACTGTATAATTGTTAACTGTGCGATAATTATAAGAAACAGCTGATACATTAGCTACAGCCGGATTACCTGCATAATAGATAAGGCTTGAAAGTTGATTATCCTTAATATTTGCCACGCCATTCTCTAGAACAACATCGCATATAGCGTATGTATCCTGATCGTAGAAAATAGATTTTACATCCGAGAAGTTCTTGCCAGCGTTCATGTTGATATCAAACAGATATAGACGATAAACACAATCTGGAGAACCTGGAACGCCAGAATCATAAATTACAGATCTAATACGGGCTCTACCTACATAAGAGCCCAACCCGGTAGCACTTATCGCAGATCCTGCTTTAGAAGTAAGATATGTTCCCGCAGTCGGATATAGGTATACGGTGGCACCTGTTTTAAAGTTAAAATTACCAGCGTATTCTTTAACGTAAACATAATTACCAAAGTTAATAGAGATATTGCCGTTTTCTACCTTCTGTGTATCTGTACCCTTATTAACAGACTGTTCGTAGTTATTAAGAGTTTCTACACGGGTGCCATTAATATACCCCGTGCCAGGATCGATCACAATATTAAACTTGGTAGCTTCATCAACAAATGAACTAGCGTTCTTTGTATTAAGTAAAAATGGGTTTAATACAAAGTTGCCCGCTGTTTCATATTGACGCTGTGCAACATAATTGCCGATCTTATTATAAACAGTTTGTGTGTTTTGCTTATATGGTTGACCGTTATTAAATTCTATGATATAAAGCCAGTCGGATCTTCTATCTGCCTCTGCTTTGTCAAGAACAACTAGATTAGGCATTAGTTGTAGGCGGTTAGCGCCTGGTGCGGTATAGTTAGGTGCACCGGTTGCGTTATCCAACAAGGAATCATCATCATTAGATGTAATAATAGTTTCAACAGTTTCGAAACCTACAGATTTTAGATCTGGCATATTATTGTATTTTTCTACAATAACTAGGTTTTCTTTTACACGAGAGAAATACCCCTTCTGGTAAATAATACCTTCGCTAACTGTGATAGCATATGTATTACCTATTGGTGTAAACTGTTCACTAGCAACAGTGATATTAGTCAAGTAATTCTGTGCGGTGGCTGAGAATAACTGAATCTGGTTTACTGAAGCACTAGGGGAAACGATAGAAATGTTAGGTAATACTGTGTAACCAGAACCGGAATTAACAACATTAATGTTTTCGACTCTACCCAGCGCAGATGTGGTTAACGTAGCAGAAGCCCCGGAACCTATCTGATTAACAATTATAGCAGGACTGGAAGTAGGTGCTCTCACTGTATTGCCTACAGATAACGCCCACTTAGAATAATCTGCTGCTTTCAGGTCCACTGCTCTAGGTGTAATTTTCAGCACTACAGTATTAGGCACCGAAACTGTGTCTATGCCTGTAATCTGTACGTTTGCTGTACCATCTGATAGATAATTACCAACAGAGAAATTGTTGGCAAAAGCTGTGCCTCCTGTTGTATTTTGTACAGCAATAGCGCTTAGAACGACAACACTATCAGTAGATGAAAAACCAGAAGATTTTTCATTAATATTAATCTTTTCAATTTTATTATCTGGACTATAGACTGTTAGGATTTCGTTAGGTTCAAAAGTAGACTGACCTTCAGCAGGACCGCCTGTCTTAGTGCCGGAGTTTATATATCTTACGAATAGAGTATTAAGATCTGGTCTAGTAGATTCAA